GTGATAGATCATCATCTCTAAGAGACGATTAAAACCATATGTAAGGAAGCTTTTATTCTTACGAAGAGCCGTGGCCTGGGCTCGACCCATGAGACCTTTAATTTCGGTCGCCGTAGCACCGGCAGAGATAGAAATCTCGTCGACACCGCCTAACGCAGTACGAATCTCTTCACGCAAAAGAAGCGTGTAGCGGTTCATATCACCGTTAACTGGGTCGGGCGTCATATAGCCCACACGGTCGGAAGGTTCGACGTTCGCGATAATCCGGGGAACCCTAAGACCTGAACCCATTCCCGTACCAAACGGCTCGCTCACACGAGTCGAAGGACTATTGACGCCCGAGAAACCACTCTGGCTACTAATAGTTGGACGGAAAGTGCTCTGAGTATCATTAGCCTCGACCAGATCACTTCGTGGACGAGAACTGATTAAGGTCGGGTTCCCAAAGAACTCAATGTTTTTAGCGATATTACGCGTCAGCTGATCGTGGAGAACGATCTGCTCCATAAAAGGATCAAACTCTCCCTCACCTTCAGTACCACTTGCGTTGGGTTTATTTAACACCTCAACTGCTGGAATAAAGCCGAGCGTGTTGGGCCTCTTCTTGGTAGGAGTTAAAACAGCTCCTGGCTCGAGGTCAAAACTCAACTCAGTATCAGTTTCTACCTCACTAATTTCATCTGCAGTAATAGTTAGACGAACATAACGTTTGTTCTGCCCATAACTTTTACTCGGTAAGCCTAAGTTTGCGTTCTTAACTTTATAGCTATATACGATAACAACTTCACTTACGTTACCGTTTACATCGTGATAAACACGGTACTGATTCTTGTTGAAGAAGTAAATTTGATATTTGAGTTTTGGGTCCGGCCTAAAGTAGAAAAGACCGCAGCCGTCGATTAGAAAGTTTCTGATGATTGCTGGAAAACGAATGTCCAGCTTGTTAAGAGAAATAACGTCGTTTAAAAAGCGAGTTCTACTTTTAAACGTATCTTGATCACAGTAAAAAGCTAGACCCTTCTTAATCATAAGGAGGGTCATCTGCTGTAAATGACTCAAAACAACCATCGTGGACGATTGGTTGCTTCGATCCTGAGTGCGCGACGCCTCTAAGATCTCAGTGAATCTATTACGAGTCTCAGTAGAACTTGACATCTATACGCACAGAGTAGTTTGATCCGCAGAGGGATCATTTTTTGGAGCTGTTCTGCTTAGCCTTACGGGCTTTGGCTAACGCACGAGCACGCGTCTCTTTACCTTCCTGCAATTCCTTGCCGCTAGGAGCTTTCTTCTCTTCTCGATCTTTTTGAAATTTCTCGAGAAGCTCGGCAGGCATTTTATTAGCCATCTGGCAGTAGATACTTACTCACTCTCTCCAATTTTAATACCTCTTGAGGTAAATCTTCGATGGGGTACGAAGTTATTAAGTGATCTTCTCTGCCTAACATGTCGGTCTTACCTTCCTCAGGGACAAAGTCCTCACACAGTTTCTGTACCTCTGGACGATCCCAGATGTAGTACTCGGCAATCGATCGGAGCTTTGTTTTTCGCTTGTCAGCATCGCCCATCCAGCTGAAATGCCAACCAGCATCGCGGTCGCCAATGTAATGATTATTAGTGCTCGCTCGCATCGACGAGAGAGTTCCGAATGCCTTGAGTTTGGATACAGTTGAAGCCACGCCGCAACGCCAATCAAAAAGCTCTCCTTTAGGTGAAACCAACTGACGATCTGCTCGACCGTAGTGCATGGACATACTAAGACGAACGATTTTTTCTTCCTCTTTATGTACTGATTCAATCAGCTCATCAAACTTTTTAGGGTTTGCGATCTCGTCGCAGTCGGAGCAGATGAACACCGTGTCATCAGGCATCATATGAAGTCCAACACCGAGAGCATCTCTTTGACCGCGCTCTCGGATCCACGGGTCAGGGGCCTCTTCGAAAGTTGGTAACTCTACGTGCAGCACCTGAATCTTATCTTCAGGTAAGCCAAGTTCTCGGATGGTGTCTAGACAAGTAAACTCTTTGTCTTCACCTCTATGAGTACGATTAGCATCTGTGATAAGAAAACCATCTACATGGTCTTCAAGAGCCCTAATGCGAAGCTCTAGAATCTCACGCTCGTTAAAATAAGGAAAACAATCAATGAGCACAGTGAGCTAACAAAGATGTAACTATATTAGCTCAATCTCTCTTCTGTAGATACTTAGAAACTTTTTGCCTAGCTCGAGTTACGGCATCGTTACTATCGAACTCAGAAGAGTCACCGTTGTCAGGGCCGATACCTGTGTACTGCTCCGTGGGAGAAGTAGGTGCTTGCGGCGTGGGTGAGTAGTTTAGATCAGTTCGTTCATCGTTTAACTCCTCCACAAAAGCATCGGTAGAGGGTTCATTCGCTCGGCGCTGCTCGTCAGCAGCTCGCATATTCATCTGATACGCCTGAGCAAAACCAAAAGCAGCTTGAGTGTAAGGGTCCATCAATACAACACAAAAACAGCATTAACACTGCCACTGATAAGAGCAGTACAGGCGATGGGAATTAATTGGTTACCGTCTAAGTTAATCGCAGTGGCTTCCTGACCGGGAGCGTCTGACATCTCAACAGTCAAATAATCTTTACTGCTGGTGCCTTTAGCTTCAATAAAAATTGCTCGACAAGTAGCAAAATTTTTACGACCGGAAGAAGGATCCCAGCCAAAGCCACTCGCATAGGGTAACGCTGAGGTCTGCCCGTAAACAGAACCAAAAGCTCGGATATCCATATAGAAAGACTATTTCTTATATCTTAACTCGACTACCCGTTCTTTTCGATGTATTCGATAAGGCGATCCAGGTACCATTTCGCTTTCTTCAAGTCCTCCACACCGTTTTTGTAACGCTCTCTTGATACATATTTAATTACGTTACCTTTCATGAAACCTACTAACTCAGAGTCAGTCAGAGTCGACTCCAAGTAATCAATAGTCTCAACCCCACCTTGATTGTAGTGAGACGGATGATCTACCGGATCCTGTTTCCTTAAAGCACTAACGACACCAGGTTTTGTATTGGCAGCCATTTCTACTCGGCGTTCAAACTCAGGAAGACGACGTTCCAAACATCTGGGATATGTCTAGGACAGAGTTTAACTGCACCTGTAACTGTTGGCTGTACTTCGAATCCATGTGTTCTAACAAAGCGTACGGCGGAATTTGCACAGAAGATCCGCTGTGGATTATCGGAACAACACGTCGATGCTCGTGACCAGCAGAGACATTTTCAAAAGCAGTACCCAAAGAACTTCTGTCAGCGATCGGCCAGCAACGAAAATCTACCTTTTTAAAACTTTTTACAGGATCTGAAGAGTCGGAAGCTGCATAAGTGTCAGCCATATCCTGGTCGAGTATCATCATTCCCATGTAAGGATTACCGAGAGATACAAAACCTACTATTCCATCTAGAGGCGTAATTACTTTTTGTACTACGTAAGGCCGTTCCCCCCAAACTTTCTTTGTAGGTTTATTCAACTGCCACTCCCTGTGGTTATCAAAAGGAACGAACTTATCCTCGTACTTCTCAAAACGACAGAAACCGGGCTCAAGGTTTAATTTCTTCAGCCTGTCTTTCCACTGATACCAATATAAAAAATGCTCGCTTCTAAAGAGCATATCATTCTCTGTGTAGATGTAAAAGTCATAGCTTTTACCTCTTATATCTTTTAAAAGCTTATTTTTATGAGCCCAAGTAAGGTTAAACCCCTGCCAGGTTTCATCAGCCACGACTAATTCGAGCTTATTAAACGTAGTATTCGCCTTTAACAGTTGTTCTGCAGTGCTCTTGTCGTCACGATGCTCCCAATCGATGTATATGAAGACATCTTTACTTCCTGGAAGCTCTTGATACCCCCTCAGTGTCTCTAAGAGACTGTCAAACCTAGAAAGTGGGTCGTAGGCCGTTACGAAAACAACGAATTTGAAGTTCTCCATCAGTACTCCATCTCGAAATTACCTCGACGCTGTAGGAAACACACTAAGTGTGTGTATGCGTCCAGTAAATCGTCGTGTGACGTAGCTCCT